GCCCAGCCAACTACACGCCGGGCGTGCTCGTGATCAACGCGCCGAGTGGGCACGCAACGCTCTGGACCTGCCTCAAGGACTGACCGGTTAGCCGCGCCGGCGGCGCGCGTTCGCCGTCCAGCTCTGCACGGTCGACGGGCCGACCCCGAGCTGCTCGCCGAGCCCGCGCGCGGACGCGCCGCCCTCGCGCAGCTCGAGCACGAAGTCCTCGAGCAGACTGTCGCAGCGGAGCCCGGAGTCCTGCGCCCAGGAGCGCAGCTCGAGCAGCAGCCGTAGGTGACGCAGCTCGAGGTCGCTCAGATTCCGGCCCGCCGGCCGGCCGCCTGGGTTCTTCATCGCGTGCGGCACGGTAAACGCCTGCACCCCGCAGTATCGTGCCTGGTCTCGCACACTGTGTTAGGCTCGGCCGTTCGGCGCGCAACCGGCGGGGTCTCCTCGTTTTATGGCGGCGTCGATGTGGTCGCCGTCTCCCCCAGGAGCAGGTCGTCAGAGTGACGTGCAGGCAGCCGTACGAAGTTGCCGCAAAGAGCGCCGACCGCGCGCCGCACGCCACTGGACGTGGTGGGACGTGGTTGGACGTGGCTGAACGGGGTTGGACGTGGCTGGACGGTGGCGGGGAAGGAGGTGACCACCTACCGTCCCTGCAGCCGTGACCGACAACGGCCACCCCGACCCGCTCGACCTGCTGACGATCGGCCAGGCCGTCCGGCTGACGAAGCGGAGCCGCAGCTCCATTTACCTCGACATCGCCGCCGGCCGCCTGCACGTCGTCCACCTCGGCCGGCAGACCCGGATCCCCCGCATCGAGCTCGAGCGCTACATCAGCCAGAGGGACGAGCGGTGACTTCCGCCGCGTTGTCGGCTAATCTGCGTGCACCCATAGAACGGCCCGGCACCGCTGATACGGCCCGGGCCCGGCACCGGAGGTTAGAGCTCCAATGCACGCAGGACCTTACCGAGCAGTTCACCCTCGCCGAGGCGCTCCAGATCCTGGCGGACCCGATGCGTGACCGCCGCTACCTGCAGACGGCGCTCGGCCCCGACATCGACCGCCACCTCGCCCACCTGAAGCTCGGTCGCATGTCGCCGATCACATTGGACGCGAAGGAACGGATCCTGGCCCGGCTCGCCGTCGCGGTCCCCGACGTCGACGTCGCCGAGCTCGCCTACGAGCACCTCGAGCGGCACCTGATCACGATCCCCGAAGGGTCGTGGCGCACGCACCGCTCGCACATCAACCAGTTCGTCAAGTGGGCGATCAAGTTCGACCGCCGCACGGCGAAGAATCCCGTCGACCTGCTCCCCGAGCTGCGGCCCGGCACCCGCCGGGTGCTGCACGTGTTCGACGAGCGGGAGCGGCAGGTGATCATCGCCGCCTCGACGCATCTCGACGATCCGGCCCGCGACCGCGTCCGCGCCCACCTCCTGTTGGACGCCGGGATCCGCAAGGCCGAGGCGCGCGGGCTGCAGCACCGCAACGTCGACGCCGCCCGGCGCGAGATCACCGTGCTCGGGAAGGGCGGCAAGGAGCGCGTCATCCCGGTCGCCGGTGACTTCTGGCTCGCCTGGGAGGACGCGCTGCTGACGCCGATCCCGCGCGAGGAACGGCTACCCGCACCGGCCGACTACGTCTGGTTTCCGATGCGCGTCGCCGGCGCCTACGGCAAGCGCGAGCGGCAGGTGACCAGGGCCTACCCGGAGCGGCCGATGTCGCAGCGCGGCTTCCACGAATGGTGGGAACGGCTGCTCGCCCACACGAACGTCGACTACCGCAAGCCGCACATGACCCGGCACAGCTACGCCACCGCCGCCCTCGACGCCTCCGACGGCGACATCTACGGCGTCAAAGAACTCCTCGGGCACGCGAAGATCGCGACGACCGAGCTGTACCTGCACTCGTCGAAGGTGCGGAAGGAGTCGGTCGTGAAGGCGCTCGCGCGCGCCCGCCGTGATGCCGAGTCTCCTGATAGGAGCGAACAGTGAGCGGGTCGCCGCTGGTTCAGACTTCGCTGGCGCAGGTCGAACACCTCTACCACCGACTCAAAGAGGTCGAGGGTGAGCGTGACCGGCTCGCTGCTCGGGCAGCCACACTGGAAGCGCGCAGAGCCGCGCTGGTCGATGCGACAAGACGACTCATCCGTAATGTCGAGAGCGAAAACTTCAAATGGCCTGCGCGCTCGTCAACGATGAGCGAAGAACTGCGTGCCGCGATCAGGGAGGCAGGCGAAGCAATCGGTGCCGCGCTCGCCGAGTCTCCTGATAGGGGCGAACAGTGAGCGAGCTCGACATGAACGCGCTCTACCTGTCGATCGACTCGTTCTACGACATGCGCGGCGGCCGCTGGTCCGGCGAATCCGACTTCGGCGTCCACTGGCGCGACGGCAAGCAGTGGCCGCGCTACCGGGTGAGCGTTGTTCGCGACACCGGCGACGTCTACGCGGTCAACCAGCAGACCGGCGCCGTCGAGCTGCTCGGCAACGTCAAGCCCGAGCCGGTGCGTGATGGCGGTGACGGCGGCCCGTACTCGAGCGGGCAGGCGCCGGTCGACGTCTACGACGTCGCCGAGCTCCTGCTCGCCGGCTGGGCGCAGCCCGAGATCCACGAGCTCGCCTGGGTGCGGGAGCGGCTCGCGTGAATCGTTCCGCTAGGCGTTTCGGCAAACCCGCATGGTTGCGTCGGGGAAGGCGCCTAGCGGATTCGAACCGCTGTTTCAGGCATAAAGCCGAAAAACCATATTTCCCTGCAAACCGCGGGGTTTTCGGCTGATGAGCGCGATCCCGGGCACGTTCAGGAACCGGCCGCCGTTCCCGCGCCGCGATCTTAGCCCGCAGGGCAAGTTCGCGGAGGATCTCCTGCTCTCGATGGGTGCTCTGTGCGCGGAACGCTACGTGATGGGCGAGTGCTTGCTGATGCTCGCCCGCGAGCCGCTCGACGGCCGCTACATCTGGCACCTCTCGATCTCGCACCCGAGCCGCTATCCGACCTGGGACGAGATCAAGACGGCCCGCTACGGAATGCCGGGTCTCGCCGAGGTGTCGATGGCGCAGATCCTCGGCCCAGTCGGCGACGGCGAATGGGTGAACCTCCACGAGAACTGCTTCCACCTGTACGAGATCGGCGCCGGTGACGACCCCGCGCTCGTCTCTCCGGTAGCGCCGGACGGCACCGAATGAACCGCCTAGCGGATTCGAATCCCAGTTCCAGTCTGACTGCGGTCGAGAAGGCTGTCGCGGTCGCGGCGACCATTGAATGGCCGAAAGGCCGGCGAGCAGCGTGAGTGTCACCGGCCAACGTACTGCCGAAACGTGCGCATATCCCCAGCTTCGTCTTGCGCTTGCAGGCGACCAGCGGGCGATTGAGGCCCTTGCACGCCTAGAGGCCGGGTTAACGCCTGTCCGCGCCGTTGTCGAGCGATACGGGAATGTTTGGCTGAAAGACACGGACTACTACGCGGCCGTTCGCGCGCTCGGAATCGAAGAATGTTCATGCGGCGGTATCGACGCTGTACCTCACGCGACAGACCACACGCCTGACTGCTCGTACTGGAATACGTCAACCGCCGAGTCTCCTGATAGGAGCGAAGAATGACCGATGACTCCGATTATTCGCCGGAATACCAAGACGAATATAAGCGTCGCTGGCTTGTGGCTGCCGCGGACCGCATCCGGCTCGATGCTCGTGTAGTCGAACTGCAAGCGGCGATCCGTCACGTCGTTCGTAACTCGCCTGGGACGCCGGATTCCGTGAAGGGCTTTCTCGTGCGCGCTCTTGAAGGTGCGTGGGGCGAACCTTACGAACGAGCGATTCTCTCGACGCTTGATAGCCCCGAGTGGGCCGAGTCTCCTGATAGGAGCGAACAGTGAGCGGGAAGGTCGCAGCCCTTTTCGTGGAAACCGGCGGTGTCTACTACGGCCTCGAAGACGTTGACCCGTGGGACGAGCAGAGGGACGCGCGCAAGTACGCAGGCCCGTGGCCCGTGGTCGCTCACCCACCGTGTCAGCGGTGGTGCAGGTTCGCCAAGGGTATCGAGAAGGTCCACGGCTACAAGGTCGGAGATGATGACGGCTGCTTCTACGCAGGCCTAGACGCCGTTAGGACCTATGGAGGCGTGCTCGAGCATCCAGCCGGCTCTCTCGCCTGGGATGCCTTTGGACTACCTAAGCCGAAGTCATCAGGCGGATGGACGCACTCGTTCCTTGATGGCGGCTATTCCTGCTACGTCGAACAAGGCCGGTACGGCCACCCGATGCGAAAGGCGACCTGGCTCTACGCCTACGGACTCACAAATCTGCCGGAACTCAGGTGGGGTCGCACGAACGACAATGAGATACTCGGCCAGTACAAATGGGGGAGCAGGCTTTACAAGCCAACTCACGACCGAGACCGGCCCCGCGTCGATGGACTTCACTCTGTGACTCCAGCAGCGTTCAGAGATGAGCTTCTCGCCCTCGCCGCTCCTGATAGGAGCGAACAGTGAGCGGCTATCCCGTCGACTACGAAGCGGCCTGAAAATTGTCCTTTCTGGCTGTCCGGAACTGGAACAAATACCAGCACTACCGCGACAGAACCCCTGTTTGGATCAAATACCACCTCGAGCTCCTACACGACGAGAAGCTAAGGAGTTTGCCTTATTCAAGCCGTTTGCTGTTCGACCAAATGCTGCTTCTCGCGGGAATGTTTCAAAACTCGATCCCGAACAGTCCTGAACTCATCGGGAACCTTACGGGAATCGCTCCCGAAGCGTGCCGGGAAGGCGTGAGGCCGTCTGAATGGCGCTCCTGCTCGTCGTGAAATGGGCTGAGCTCGACCGGCACAACCTCGCAATCCGCGAATGCCAGGCCGCCTCGTTCTACGGGCTCGACCTCGACTTCGACGACCTGGTGATCGTCGTCCACCTCTGCCCGGAGCACGAGCGGCAGGCGTTCGGCGGCGACGCCGCCCTGGCCGCACACCGGCCCCGGCTGGCGCTCGTCGAGGCCGACGGGGCCACGTGACCTGGCAGCCCGTCATCGACGAGAACTACCTGCCGCACGGAACCATCAGCGGCTACAAGTGGTACCGCTGCCGCTGCGACGCCTGCCGGCGCGCCAACGCCGACTACCAGCGCGACTACATGCAGCGGAAGCCGCAGCAGCAGCTTCTCCACGCGGCACGGCAGCGCCGCTCCGGCCAACGGCGGGCGGACAGATGAGCCTGCTGCTCGGCCTGGCGATCGCCGGCGGCATCCTCATGCTGCTGCTCGCCGTCGAGGCGCTCGCGCGCCGCCGCCGCCGCCGCGCCGTCCGCGAGGCGCGCCGCGCGCGCGACCGGATGCGACGCCGCGACGAGCTCGAGCACGCGCAGCGCGTCGACCGGCTGAAGATCGTGGGGGGAGCCCGGCCCGACAGAACCGAGCAGCTCGCGCATCTCTCCCCCGCTGCTCGGGGAGCCTCGGCAGCCTCGGGACTCGGCGAAAACGCGCCCGAGGCCTCCCCCCGCCCAAACCCTGTCCCCGACGAAAGGACCAGCTCATGACCCGGCGCGCCGCGACCCTCCTCCTGGCCGCCTACCTCGCGCTCGTCGCGATCGCCACCGCCGCCGTCCACGCCGCCACCGACCGCGCGAGCTCGCAGCTCCGCGAGATCGGCCACGGCCAGATCCGGTTCGCCGGCGCCGGCCCCGAACGGTGGGCGCTGCGCTTCCGTCGGCAGCGGCGCGTCGCGAACACGCTGCGGACCGAGCTGGGCGCCCGGCTCGACCGGATCGTCTGGCTCGTCACCGCCTTCGAGTGCGTCCACGGCTACGAAGGCGCCTGGAACGCGAACACCGGCAACGGCTACGCCGGCGGCCTCCAGTTCGGGCCGGCCGAGTGGCAACGCTACGGCGGCACCTACGCGCCGACCGCCGACACGGCGACGCCGGCGCAACAGATCGCCGCCGCGATCGGCTACCACGCCGCCGCCGGCTTCTACCCCTGGCCGAACACCGCACGTATGTGCGGGTTGCTGCGATGAAGGCGCTCAAGGTCGCGAAGCGCGCGAAGGCCGGCGGCTACACCTACCACTGGCTGATCGACAGCGAACGCACCGCGTGCGGCCGCAGGCCCGCAGAGCTGCAAATCGTCGATCAGCTCGAGCTCGAACGGCTACCGGCCGTCGAGGCCTGCCACCACTGCGTGCGCACGCTCGACGGCTGGGTGCCCGAGCAGCCGCGGAACAGCGCCGAGATCAAGATCACCGCCGAGCCGCAAGGCGGCCGGCTGCGCACGACAGGCGCACTCTCACACGGCTTCAATCGGCGGTCTGGACGAAGACTCGCGTGACCACGAACGGTCCCGTCCCGACCCGCCGCGTCAACCGCGGCGCCGGCCATAGCTACTACCTCGACGGCGAGAAGGTGCCCGGCGTCACCACCGTGCTCAACGCCGGCTTCCCGAAGTCGGCGCTCGTCAACTGGGCCGCCGCGACGACCGCCGGCTTCGCCGTCGACCACTGGGACGAGCTCACCGAGCTGACACCGTCGAAGCGGCTCGCCGAGCTCGAGCGGGCCCGCTTCGCCGTCTCGAGCGAGGCGAAGCTGCGCGGCACCGTCATCCACGGCCTCGCGCATCGGCTCGTGCTCGGCGAAGAGGTCGAGGTGCCCGACGAGTACCGCGACCACGTCGACCGCTGCGTCGCCTTCCTCGACGACTGGCAGGCCGCCGAGCTGATGGTCGAAACCCCGGTCTGGTCGCGCAGACACCGCTACGCCGGCACCCCCGACCTCGTCGCGACGCTCCGCGACGGCCGCACCTGGATGCTCGACTGGAAGACCGGCCTCAAAGGCAACGTCTACCTCGAGCACGTCCTGCAGATCGCCGCCTGCCGCTACGCCGACTTCGCGCTCGACGACGCCGGCGTCGAGACGCCGCTGCCGCGGATCGACGCCACCGGCGTCGTCATCCTGCGCGCCGACGGCTACGACCTGGTGCCCGTCGAGGCCGACGAGCGCGCCTTCTTCGTCTTCCGCTGCGTCAAGTGGCTCGCCGAGTTCATCGACGACCGCGAGCAGTGGATCGGCAACGCCCTCCCGCCAGGAGTCACCGCATGAGCCGCGTGCCCGGCACCTTCACGCGGACGACGCACGGTCAGCGGCTCGGCGCGCTGCGCCAGGTCCGGGTGCCGGCGCCGACCGCGCAGCTGCCAGGCCGTCACCGCGCGTTCCTGTCCGTGAGCGGCTGCAGCATCATGGTCGCCCGCGAGCCGGCGAAGGCCGCGCCCGCCGGCGTCTGGCTGCCGCCGGCCGAGCTCGAGCTCTGGCACCTCTCGATCGCCCACCATGACCGCTACCCGTCCTGGGACGAGATCGCCGACGCCCGCTACGCGCTCGTCCCCGACGAGGTGACGATGGCGATGCTGCTGCCGCCACGCGGCGACTACGTCAACGCGCACGAGCACTGCTTCCACCTCTGGCAGATCGACGACCGGAGAGCACCGTGAGCGACGAGCTCGCCGAGGAGGCGGTCGACACGGACATCGACCTGCACCAGCTGGCGCTCGAATGGGCCGCCTGCCGGCGCGCCCTCACCCAGATCAGCGACCTGACCGACGAAGAGCGCGACGCCTTCGCGATGAACGCGACCGTCCTGCTGCTCGGATTGGAGAACGCCGCATGACCGCCCAAAACCTCCCCTTCTACTACTCGGCCCCGGCGGCGAACGGCCGCAGCTGGCTCGAGGTGATGGACCGCGCCGGCGAACTGTCCGAGGTGATCGCCAACACCGAGTTCGTGCCGCGCGGGCTGCGCGGCAACCAGCCCGCCATCCTGGCCGCGATCCTCTACGGGCACGAGGTCGGAATCGGCCCGATGCAATCGCTCGCGAAGATCGCGGTGATCGACGGCCGCCCCACCCTCGCCGCCGAGGCGCAGCGCGCCCTGATCCTCGCCGCCGGCCACGAGCTCTGGATCGAGGAGTCGACCAACTCGCGTGCGACCGTCGCCGGCCGCCGCCGCGGCGACAAGCAGACGAGCCGGGTCACCTGGACGCTCGACGACGCGAAACGCGCCCGAATCGCCGGCAAACCAAACTGGCAGGCCTACCCGAGGCAGATGCTGCTGGCTCGCGCCTCGGCCGAGCTGGCGAAGGCGATCTTCGCCGACGTGATCGCCGGCCTCGCCGCGACCGAGGAGCTCGACGGCGACAGCGACGGTGACGCTCCCCGCGCCGAGCTCGAGACCGAGACCGAGGCGAAACCGACGACCCGCCGCCGCCGCCGCACAACCACCGCCGAAGCGGAGCCCGCTGGCGAACCGCCGACGCCGGCGGCGCCACCCGACATGGCGAACCGCGGCCAGCTCAACCTGCTGTTCGTGCTCTACGGCGAGCGAGGCCTCGGCGCCGAGGAGCAGCGCGAGCAGCGGCTCGCGCACGCCTCAAAGGTGATCGGCCGCCCGATCGCGTCGTCGAACGAGCTGACGGCGCTCGAGGCGACCCGGCTGATCGAGGCGCTCCAGAACGAGCCCGCCGAGCCGTCCGCGTTCACCCCGCCGGCCGACGTCCAGGCCGCCCTCGAGGCGAACGAGACCGAGGTCCAGCAGGCGCTCGAGGACGTCGGCGCCGTCCCCTACAACGAGTTCCCCGAAGGCTTCTAAACCGTGCCGGTACTCGACGACCGGCTGTGGTCGCACCCGAAGTGGGCGAGCCTTTCTGACGCAGGTTTTCGCGCCGGAATCATCGGACTTTCCTACGCGCACGAGCACATAACGCGCGGCCATTTGAGCGAAGAAACTCTGACGTTTCTCGGCGTCCGGACGAAGGTGCGTAACGAGCTTGTGACGCGTCACGTGTGGGACGGTGACCCGCGCGGCGACGGCGTGCAAATCCACGACTGGAGCGATTACAACGACGACGACGAGCACGAGCGGAGGCGTGCGCTCGGCCGCGAAAGATCGCGACGGTGGCGCGAACGTCACGCGTCACGTAACGGCCCCGGTAACGCGTCACCTAACGCGTCACAGGCAGCGTCACCTCGCGCGCGCGCGCGGGTCCTAGAAGAAGAAGAAGAAGTAAAGGACCCCCTTACCCCCGCAGAGCGGGGGAACAGTGACGCGTCACGGACGAGCCCGCGTGCGGCCGGCACGAACCCGCGCGCCGTCGCCGACCGCGACCGCGCCGACCGACACCGCCACCTGATTGCCGCCGGCGTCGCGATCGCCGACGCGCTCGAACAGATGCCGACCGACCTCTTCCACGAGCAGCTCGACCTGATCGAGCGCGAGACCCACTCGACGTTCACCGACCAGGAGCGCAGCCGGATCGTCGACCACTACCTCAACCGATGGACCGCGTCCTGAGCCTCCCCGAGCTGATCACGCGGCTCCGCCTCGCCGAGCTCGAGCTCGAGCGCGCCTGGGCCCGCGTCCGCGAGCTCGACGCCGAAACCAACCGGCTCGGCCGGCGAAACCGCTGGCTCGAGGAGCGGCACCTCTGGCTGCTCGACGCGAGACGCTGGAAATGACCCCGCTCGCCTTCACCGTGCACGGCACCCCGGTCCCGCAAGGCTCGATGCGCACCCTCGGCAAAGGCCGACCGACGATCGCCGACAACCGCGGGAAACTCGAGCCCTGGCGCGCCGCGGTCGCGTCAGCTGCGGCCGAGGCGACGAACGGCGCCGGACCCCTCACCGGCGCCGTCCGCCTCGACGTCACCTTCGTCTTCCCCCGACCGAAGGCGCACTACCGTACCGGCAAATACGCCGGCCAGCTCAAGTCCTCAGCGCCGAACCGCTGCGCCACGAAACCCGACGTCGACAAGCTGCTCCGCGCGATCGGCGACGCGCTCACCGGGATCGCGTTCGTCGACGACGCCCAGATCGTCGAGATTGTCGCACGCAAGCACTACGGGATCCCGGCCGCCCACGTCGAGCTCGAGGAGCTGCCGGCGTGACCCGCTGCAAGTCCTGCGGCGCCGAGCTGCTCTGGACGCTCACCGAGCGCGGCCGCAAGATGCCGCTCGACGTCGACCCCTACACCGGCGACGACCCGCGCGGCCTGTTCGTGCTCCGCCGGCAGACCGAGCTCGCGCCGACCGCGGTCGCCGTGCCGCTCGACGCGTTCCCCGGCGAGCCGGTCTACCGCTCGCACTTCGCGAGCTGCCCGAACGCCGACCGGCACCGCCGGCGAGGGCTATGAGCTGGTGGGAATGGATCCTCGTCGCGCTCGCCGTCTGGCTGCCGGTCTCGCTGCTCGCCGCGCTCCTCGTCGGATGGATGATCCGGCTGCCGCGCCGCTAAGGTCCCGCGTCGATGACCCCGTCGCCGTTCCCGCGCACGACCTGGAAGCTCGTCGCGCTCAACTACCCGTCGCCGCCGCGCTCGGGCCTCAACGTCACGATCAGCGTCGACACCGACGCCGAAGCGATCATCGACGCGATCGAGGTGGCCGCCGAGGCGAACGGGCTCGAGCTCGAACGCGTCGACGACGCCGACGCCGACTAGCCGGCGAGCTCGAGCTCAAGCCGGGCGACATACGCGCGCGCCGCGCGCGCCTCGGCGCGCAGCTCGAGCGCAGCCGTCCGCTCGGCGAGACCGCCGGCCGCTCCTCGACAAGACCGTTCACGGCCGACCCTGCTTCTCGAGCGCACGCGAGATGGGCGGCGAGTACGGGATGGACGACCAGCCGCTTCGACGAGCTCACCCGACGCGAAACCGCCGCATCGCTCTCCGGCAGGTCGCGCGCCCAGTGATCGTCGACGAACGTCGCCGCGAGCCGGTACGAGCGAGTGGCCGCCGTCAGGCGGACCACTCATTCGCGATCGCGATCCCGAGCATGACGCTCGCGACCTCGATGCCGAGAAACTCGGCGAGTTCAGCGACGGCGCTCTCGAACGAGAGACCGCGCCGAACGATGTCGGTCTCGACGATCGAGCGCATTTGCGCGCCGCGCTCGACGTGCAGATCGGAGATGTGTGCGGGACGAAGCATCGCGGCTTCCTTTCTCGAGGGGGACGAAAACTTCATGTCCACAAACTAGACGAGACGAGGCCGCGTGTCAAGTAACTAGACGCGATCCTAGTCCATCGGCTAGGTTTCGCCGCCACCCGTCTATTCACTTGACAGCCACCCACCCACCGTCTAGATTGTGGACATGCAACACACCCCGACCAGAAGGAACGAAATGGCTACCACCCAGAACTGGCAGCGCACCAGCGACGGCTACCGCCGCGGCCCCGTCGAGATCCACGACAACGGCGCCGGCCTCGGGCCCGCCACCGGCTCAGGCCGCTGGGCAGTCGAGCTCGACGGCGAATGGATCGCGAACGTCGACACCCTCGACGCCGCGAAGGACCTCGCGACCGAGCTCGAACACTCGATCAGCCGCGCCGAGGCCGAGATCGCAGCCGCCGACGCGACCGGCCTCCGCAACCTGACCAGCACGGCCGGCCAGCTCGAGATCGCGCGCGACCGGATGCGCGGCGAATGGGACGCCGACGGCGTCATCAGCGTCCACCTCCCGAAGGACGTCGCGCAGCGGCTGCTCGCCGAGCGCGGCTGGATCTTCAATCCCGGCCCGAACGGCTACGCCGGCAGCTGGTCGACGCCGGGATCAGATCCCGGAACCGGCGCCCACACCTACGAGACCGACGAGGCGCTGACGCTCGCGCTCGTCGCGGAAAACTCATGACCACCGCCGAACTGAACCGCGTCGAGCGCGCCGCCGCGAAGGCGGCGAAGGCGCGCGCCGAGCTCGAGGCCGCGATGATCGCCGCCTCGAGCGCCGGCGTCGCGCTCCGGCCGATCGCGCAGGCCGCCGGCATGAGCCCCGAATGGACTCGCCGCATCATCGCCGGAACCGCGAGGGCCGCCTCATGACCACGCAGCATCGCGACCCGCTCTTCACCTCACCACGAACGGAGAACCCCATGACCCAGCACGACGACAAACCACTGCGCTCGTTCCGCCTACAACGCCCGCACGGCAATGACGACGTCACCCACGAGGCGCTCCTCTGGCTGCTCGTGCTCGTCATCATCGTCGCGCCGCTGCTCTGGGTCGTCTACTCGATCCTCGGCTAGCAGCAGGCGGCAACACCTCGAGCACGACGACCGGGCCCGCCAGGGCCCGCCGTCGTTTGAGCGCCGCTACAGTCGGCAGGACGGCCAGACGTCGAGGCGCGTGCAGGGCGCCTCGACCCCTCAACGCTAACGCCGACCGCCGCCGACCGCCGCGTTCAGCCGGCGCCCTTTTTGACGTACCGCGTGGACGGGCTTACGCTTGCGTGGATAGGTCGCGCCTCCTGGCCGTCGCGCGCCCACCTCAATGGAGCTCGAGGAGGACGAGAGCGATGGCCGAACCGCGCACAAGGCGGTCGACGGAAGTACCGAAGCCGGACGACGGCGGCGACGAGGACGAGGGCGGCGCCGACGAGCCCGCCGAGCCCGACCCGAACTACACCGGCCCCGACACCCTCGCGGCCGAGCACGAGACCGACGACGAGGCCTGACGGGGGGGTGCCGCGATGGCGGCGGTCGCCGGCATAGCCCCGCGCCTCAAGCGTCCCCCCCCTGAGCTCGGCGCCGGCGCGGCTACGACGAAGCGTTGTCCACGCTGCAAACTGGTCTACGAGGCGGCGACGTTCGCGCGTGACGTGACCCGCCGCGACGGGCTGAACCGGCTTTGCAAGAGCTGCGATCGGATTCGCCGGCGCGAGCTCGGCTATCCGCCGCAGGCCGGCCCGGTCAAGGCGTGCAAGCGGTGCGGCAGCCCGACGGCGACGGCGAAGCACACCTACTGCGCCGCCTGCGGGCCGAGGCGGCGAGTTGACAAGCGGCTGCGCAGGGAGCGAGGCACGTCGACGCAGCGCGGCTACGGCCGGGACCACCAGCTCGTCCGGGCTCGGGTTGCGCCGCTGGTGGCGGCCGGGCTCGCGAGGTGCTGGCGCTGTGGGGGCCGGATCGCCGTTGGCGAGCGGTGGGACCTCGGCCACGTCGACGGCGGCGGCCCGAGCGAGTACGCCGGGCCCGAGCACGCCGCCTGCAACCGTGCGACCGCCGGCCGCGAGGCGGCGAGGCGGCGACGGCAGCGCCGCACCACCTCGAGGGCGTGGTGATCGCCGACACCCTCGCCGAGCTGAAGGTGCCGATCGGGTCGGTGCGCGCCTACGGACGCAACCCGCACCGCGGCGACGTCGTCGCGATCAAGCGGTCGCTGGAGGTGAACGGCCAGTACCGGCCGATCGTGGTCAACCGCCGCACGAGCGAGGTGCTGGCCGGCAACCACACCTGGCTGGCGGTTCGCGAGTTGGGTTGGGCCGAGATCGCGGCGACGTTCGTTGACGTCGACGACGAGCAGGCGGCGAGGATCGTGCTCGCTGACAACCGCACCGCCGAGCTCGGTGGCTACGCCGACCAGGAGCTCGCCGAGCTGCTCGCGTCGCTGCCGGCGCTCGACGGGACCGGCTGGCAGGAGCGCGAGCTGGAGCGGCTGCTGGCGCGGCTCGAGCGGGAGGGCGTCGACGCCGGCCGTGACACCGAGCCGGGCCCGCGGCCGGCGCGGCCGCGGACGAAGGCCGGCCAGCTCTACCGGCTGGGCGCGCACCGGCTGATCTGCGGTGACGCCGCCGACGTGACGACGATCGAGCGGCTGCTCGACGGCGAGCTGGTCGAGATGGTCTGGACCGACCCGCCCTACGGCGTCGGCTACGTCGGAAAGACGGCGGCGGCGCTGACGATGAGTGCCGACCGGCGCGGCAACGCGCTCGGCGAGACCGTGCGGATGGCGCTTGAACTTGCGCGCGAACGGACCCGATCAGGCGGCGCGATTTACCTGACGCACGGCGAAGGGATCGCGCAGGACATGCGCGCGATCGTCGACGACGCCGGCTGGGAGATCCACCAGGTGCTCGTCTGGGTGAAGGACCAGTTCGTGCTCGGCCGGCAGGACTACCACTGGCAGCACGAGCCGATCCTGTACGGCTGGAAACCCGGCGGCGCGCACCGCTGGCTCGCCGACCGGAGCGAGACGACTGTGATCGACGACGAGACCGACCTGCGCGAGCTCGACCGGCGGCAGCTCGTCGCGCTCATCCAGGCGCTCCGAAACGAGCGCCGCACGACCGTCATCCGGGAGGACCGGCCGCGCCGCTCCGACCTGCATCCGACGATGAAGCCGGTCGGGCTCGTCGCGCGCTGCCTGCTCAACTCGAGCCGGACCGGCGGCAGCGTTTACGACCCGTTCGCCGGCTCCGGGACGACGCTGATCGCGTGCGAGAACCTCGGCCGCCGCGGGTTCGCGGTCGAGCTCGACCGCGGCTACTGCGACGTGATCGTCGACCGCTGGCAGCGACATACCGGCCTCGAGGCGGCCGCCGGATGAGGTGCTCGGCGACGACCAGGGCCGGCCAGCCGTGCCGGGCGGCGGCGCTGCGAGGCGGCGACCGCTGCCGGATGCACGCGCGCAGCCGGCCCGACGCCGAGACGGTCGCGCAGGTCGTCGCGATGCTCCGCGCCGGCAACTACCTGGAGATCGCCGCGGCCGCCGCCGGCGTCACCGTCGACGAGCTCGCCGGCCTGCCGGAGCTGCGCGACGAGCTCGAGCAGGCGCGTGCCGAAGGCGAGGCCCGCAGCGTCGCCCGGATCGCCGCCGCCGCCGGCGACAACTGGCAGGCCGCCGCCTGGCTGCTCGAGCGGCAGCACCCCGACCGCTGGGCCCGGCCGGCGCTCCGCGGCGACGAGCGGCCGGTCGCGCCGGTCGCCGGCCCGGATGCCCTCGACGAGCTCGCCGGCCGGCGTGCGGCGCGCAGGGCGGGCCGGTGAGCGCGCTCCTCGAGGCGGCGATGCCGCGGATCCTCGTTGCCCCCGACTACGTCTCCTCGACCGGGGCGGAGGCGATCGAGCTGGCGGCGCTGGCCGGGCTCGAGCTCGACCCCTGGCAGGCGCTGGTGCTCGAGCAGGCGCTCGGCGAGGCCGACGACGGCCGCTGGGCCGCCGTCGAGGTCGGCCTCTGCGTCCCCCGCCAGAACGGCAAGAACGCGGTGCTGGAGGCGCGCGAGCTCGCCGCCCTGTTCCTGAACTACGACCGGCCGCGCGACGAGCGCGAGCACCTCGTCATCCACTCGGCGCAGCAGTTCAAAACCGCGAAGGAACACTTCCTGCGGCTGCTCGGCCTGATCGAGGGGACGCCGATGCTGAGCCGGCGCGTCGAACGGGTCGTGCGCACGCACGGCGAGGAGGCGATCCACCTCCGCAACGGCAACCGGATCCTCTTCTTCGCCCGCACGAAGTCGGCCGGCCGCGGCTTCACCGCGCCGCTGCTCGTGTTCGACGAGGCGATGTACATCAACCAGGCGGCGACCGGGGCGCAGATCCCGACGATGGTCACGATCGACAACCGGCAACGCTGGTACACCGGCTCGGCGGTCGACGAGACCGTCCACCCCGACGGCGTCGTGTTCGCCCGGATCCGTGAGCGGGCGCTCGCCGGCGACGACCCGCGGCTCGCCTACTTCGAGTGGTCGCTCGACGTCGAACGGCCCGAGCTCGTCGAGCCGTGGCAGCTCGCCGACGAGGACAACTGGGCCCGCTCGAACCCCGGCCACGGGATCCGGATCTCATCGGAGGCGATCGCCGACGAGCTGCGCGCACTCGATCGGCGCACGTTCTCCGTCGAGCGGCTCGGCGTCGGCGCCTGGCCGCCGACCGAACCGGAGCAGGGTCAGATCATCTCGGCCGAGCGGTGGGCCGGCCTGGTCGACGAGCGGTCCGAGATCGCCGGCCGGATCGCGTTCGCCTACGACGTCTCACCCGACCGGACGAGTGCCGCGATCGCCGCCGCCGGCCGCCGCGAGGACGGCCGGATGCACGTCGAGGTGATCGACCACGAGCGCGGCGCCGCCTGGGTCGTGCCGCGGCTCGTGCAGCTGCGGAGCCGCTGGCAGTCATCAAGCGTCGGCGCCGACGGCTACGGGCCCGCCGGCGCGCTCGTGCACCGGCTCGAGGAGCAGGGCGTCAATGTGCAGGCGCTCGGCGCGACCGACGCCGCGAAGGCCTGCGGGCTGCTCGTCGACCTCGTCAATGACGACCAGCTGCGGCACCTCGGATCCGGCGAGCTCGCCTCCGCGCTCAGGGGCGCGACCAGCCGGCCGCTCGGCGACGCCTGGGCGTGGTCGCGGAAACACTCGAACGTCGACATCACCCCGCTCGTCGCCGTCACGAACGCCGTCTGGCTCGCCGCGACCGAGAGCGAAGTCTGGTGGGACTTCTGGCAATGAGGCTCCGACGGCTCCGCCGCGTGCGGCTCCACCTGTTCGACCGGCCCGAGATCGACAGCCCCCGGTTCGAAGGGCTGCTGCTCTCGCGGCGCCGGCACGAGTACCTGCTCGGCGACAGCTCGCTGCTCTTCTCGCCCGAGGCGCAGCCGCTGCAGCCGGAAGGGCGGATGGTCGCGATCCCACGTGAAAACGTGATGTGGCTCGAGGTGATGCAGTGACCGTGCTCGAGCTGCCGGTCGACCGGCTCCGCGCCGGCCGGATGAGCGACGCCGAGGCGGTCAAGCTGAGCGCCGAGATCCTCGAGGCGCAGGCGCGCATGCTCCGCTCGCCGCAGGAGCCGCTCGTGCGGGCGCTCGCCGACCGGCTCCGCCGCTGCCAACTCGAGGCGCCGACATCGATCAGGAGCTGGCCGTGATCCTCTCGGTTCGCGGCGGATCGACGATCCATACGCGCGCGTTCGCGCTGACCGACATGGTCCGCTGGGGCTACACCGGGCTCCGCTCGACCCAGTTCGGGCTCGCCGGCCTGAAGGACGCGCAGGGGATCCCGGCGATGCACCGCGCCGCCCGGCTCCGCGCCGAGGCGGTCGCGACGCTCGACCTGTACTGCTGGCGTGGCGAGGGGCCGAACCGGGAGCGCGTCGACGCGGTCTGGCAGGCGCGGCTGTTCCGCAACGGCCCGCAGGCGAACCAGACGAACCCGGTGCAGACGAAGTTTTCGTTCTGGGAGACCGCCGAGGAGTCGCTCGCCTGGCGGAACAACGCCTACCTCTGGAAGAACAAGTACGAGGGCAAGATCACCGACTGGTGGGCGCTCCACCCCGACCAGGTGACGGCGAAGTACAACGCCGACGGGTCGATCTTCTACGTCGTCGAGGTCTCCCCCGGCTTCGTTGACCCGGTCGGCAAAGGACCGGCCCGGTACGAGGTGCCGGCCGACGTGATCCTGCATATCCGCGGCTACGGCGACGGCGGCCAGCTCGTCGCGCCGACCCCGATCCAGGTGTTCCGCGACAAGCTGCAGTCGACGGTCGGGCGGCAGCGGCACGAGGCGCGCATGTGGCGTCGCGGGATCGCCGTCCAGCAGGCGATCCTGTTCCCGCAGGGCGCCGGCCGCGAGCAGCGCGACCAGTTCAAAGAGGCCTACCGCTCGAACTACGAAGGCACCGAGGGCGAGACGACGGTCGTGCTCGGCGGCGGCGCCCAGATTCAGCGGATCGGGCTGACCCCGGCCGACGCGCAGTTCGTCGAGATGGCGCACCTGACGCAGGAGGACGCCGCCCAGATCATGGGTGTCCCCGCCGACCTGCTCGGCGTGCCGGTCGGCCGTCCGCGCCCCGACCTCGAGCAGGACCTGATGGAGTGGCTTCGCTTCGGGCTCGGGCCGGAGCTCGACCGGATCGAGGAGGCGCTGTACGCCGACCCCGACCTGTTCGGCGCCTCGCTGACGTACCCCGCGTTCGACACCGACGAGTTCGTGCGCGGCGACATCCTGACCGAGGCGACCGTGCTCGCCACCTTCGTCCAGGCCGGCGTGCTCACCCCCGACGAGGCGAGGCATAAGCTCGGCTACGGCGACCCGCTCCCCGACGGCGTCGGCAGGATCCCGCAGATCACGCCGGTCGGCGGCGCACCGAACCCGCTGCTGGCGCTCCCGAAGCCCGTCGCCGGCGGCAAGAAAACGCCGGCGCAGGACGCGAACGTCGACCGGGCGCTCGAGCGCCGGCTCGTCGCGCTCGAGGCCGCACTCACCGACGCCGAGGAGGCGAGCAATGGCTACCACTGAGGCCCGCGCGGTTTGGACGACCGCCTACATCAACGATCTGCCGGATAGCGCCTTCCTCTACATCGAGAAGGGCGGCAAGAAAGACTCCGACGGCAAGACGACGCCGCGGTCGCTGCGGCACTTCCCCTACCGCGACGCGAACGGCGACGTCGACATGCCGCACCTCAACAACGCGCTCAGCCGGATCCCGCAGTCGAACCTGCCGCAGTCGGTGAAGGACGCCGCGACCGCGAAGGCGCAGAAGATCAAGTCGCAGCAGGGCGACGGCGGCCGCGCCGTCACGAGCGGCAGCATGGGCGCGATGGCCGCCGGCGAGGCCTGCGCGAACTGCGGCCACGACGAGAGCGACCACGACGAGCCCGACGGCGGCTGCAGCATGTGCGACTGCGACGGCTACGAGCAGCCCGGCCGCGCCGCCGGCGAGCCCGAGCTGGAGCTCCGCTACGTCGTCGCGCCGCTCCTCGGGATTGAGGTGCGCGACACCGACCAGAACCCCGACAACACCTGGACGTTCTCCGGCTACGCCGCCGTCTTCGACCAGCCGACGACGCTCTACGACGGCCGCTTCGCACGGCTGACCGAGGAGCTCGACCCGGCCGCTTTCGACCGTGTGCTGCGAACGCAGGGGCTCGCGACCCGCGACGGCTGCGTCCACTTCAACTACGGGCACGACATGCTCTCCGTCGTCGCCTCGACCGCCGTCCCGGCCGGCCAGCCCGGCTGGCTCGACCTGCAGCCCGACCGGCGCGGGCTCGGCTTCCTCGCGAAGGTCTCGCGCGACGACGTCGACGCGATCCGGATGGCGGTCAAGATGCGCGACGGCGTCGTCAACCAGGCCTCGTTCGCGTTCACGATCGAGGACGCCGACGTCGTCGACCGCGACGTCGACGGCGTGCTCGTCCAGCACCGCCGCGTCACCTCGGTGAAGCGGCTGTTCGACGTCTGCGCGACCGCGCAGGGCGCCTACCCGCAAACCGTTTCCCAGCTCCGCAGCTACGCCGCTGCGATCGGTCAGCCCGAGCTCGAGCTCGAGCTCGAGGGCCGCCGCGTCAGCTCGACCGTCGTCGAGGGCGCGCTCGCTGTCAGTCCACGAGGAGGCAGCGCTGTCAACCGGCGACTCAGCGCAACCCAGCTGCGCGGAATCGCGAGGCATACCAGACGCTGAAAGGACCTCGAGCATGACCGAGACAATCGAGCGCGACGCGCTCACCGTCGCCCGCGAGAACGTCCAGACGCGGGCCGACGAGTGGGACGCCGTCGCCGAGAACGAGCAGTCGAGCGACGACGAGCTCGCCGACGCGAGGCGCAGCCTCGACGACGCGATCGCCGAGGCCGACCGGCTCGAGCAGCGCGAACGGGACCGCGAGCACGCGCAGCGGGCCCGCGAACGGTTCAAGCCGGTCCCCGGCTCCGAGCTCGAGCTCGCGACCGAGCAGCGGGTCGTGGTCGCCGAGCCCGACCGCTACGGGCCCCAGAACCGCTCCTTCCTCCGCGACCTGTACCTGTACAAGCTGAAGGGCGACCCGAGCGCCGCGCAGCGCATCCTCGAGCACCAGGACTACGAGATGCAGAAGCGGTCGGTCGCGACCTCGGCGCTCGGCGGGATCATCCCGCCGCAGTACCTGGTCTCGCTGTACGCGAAGGCGCCTCGCAACGGGCGCGTCTTCATCGACCAGATGAACCGCGACGACCCGCTGCCCGACGTCGGCATGAGCTTGATCGTGCCGCGCCTGACGCAGGGCACCGCGGCCGCCGCGCAGACCTCCGAAAACTCGGCGGTCGCGACGCAGGACCCGACCGAAATCGACCTGACCGTGCCGGTCATCACCGTCGCCGGCTACGTGCCGGTCTCACGGCAGACGCTCGAGCGGGCCGCCTACTCCGAGGCGATCCTGTTCGAGGACCTCGTCGCCCGCTACTACGCCTCGTGCGACGTCGAGGCGATCAACGGCGGCGGCACGACCGGCCACTGCACCGGCATCCTGCAGACGACCGGCGCCTCGACCTCGGTCGCCGGGCTCGCGACGATGGCGTCGATCTGGCCGAAGATGGCCGACGTCATCCAGCAGATCAACACCGCCGTCGGAGGCCTCGGCTTCTACGCGGACAAGATCTTCATGCACCCCAGGCGGTGGGGCTACTTCGAGGCGCAGCTCGACACCGCCGGCCGGCCGATCTTCGGGATCTACGGACAGGACAACTACGCGCCGGGCCCGGTCGGCGAGGCCGCCGGCTACGGGCCGGTCGGCCGGATCCACGGGCTGCCGGTCTTCACCGACGCGAACATCCCGACGAACTTCCACACGAGCCAGGACGCGATCATCGTCACCGCGTCGCGGCTCGTCCACGTGTGGGAGAGGGACGCCGACCCGGTCACGCTCAGCTTCGAGCAGCAGGCCGGCACGTCGCTGCAGGTGCAGCTGATCGCCTACGGCTACCAGTCGTTCACGGCCGGCCGGTACCCGGCGGGATCGGGCTACGTCTACGGCGCCGGCCTCGTCGCGCCGAACTTCGGGAGCTGAGCTCCGATGGCGAAGTTCGTCTACAAGAACGGCAAGGTCACGATCAACGGCGTCGACCTCGCCGACCACGTCCGCAACTGCCAGATCACGCTGGCGAAGGACGAGGTCGAGGACACCGGCCTGAACGGGCCTGGCCTGCACACCTTCATTCCCGGGCTCGCGAACGAGCGGTTCATCATCACGTTCGCGAGCGACTTCGACGCGGCGATGGTCGACGCGACGTTGTATCCGCTGTACCGGGCCGAGACGATCTTCCCGGTCGCGGTCAACGCGTTCGCCGGCGCGAACTCGGCGACGAATCCGCAGTACAACGCGCACTGCCAGCTCTACACCTACGACCCGATCAACGCCGCCGTGGGTGCGCTGGCCGAGACGCAAGTCACGTTCATCGCGACGGAGGCGATCACCCCGAAAACCACCTGACGAACCGAGGCTGCGGGCCCGGTGCTGGGACCGGGCCCGCCGCAACCTCGAGGAGGAGCATGGACGAGGCAGAACGGCTCGAGCGGAAACTGAAGCGCGGCGGCCTCAGCGAGCAGGAACGCGCCGCGATCCTGCGCCGGCTCGCCGAGCTCGGCAGCCGACGCGCAGCCGAGACGCGGCCGCGGCAACCCGAGGAGACCCGGTGAGCGCACCCAGCTACGCCGCCCTCGCCGACGTCAAGGCCGCCATGAACATCCCCGCGACGACGACCCAGTACGACGCCGACCTGAACCAGAAACTCGACACCGCGTCGCGCGCGATCGAGCAGGCGACCGCGCGCCGCTTCTACCCCGACCTGAACAGCGACGGCACACCGAACGTCAGCATCGCCCGCCGCTACGTGCCGACCCACCCCGGCTACTGCATCATCGACGACCTGCTGACGTTCACGTCGCTGCAGGACGCCGGCGGCATGTGGGTGCTCGACCGCGACTTCTACCTCGAGCCCGAGAACGCGCCGTTCTACTCGACGCCGTACACCGCGATCAGGACGATCGCGCGCCCGTTCATCTTCACGCAGGCGCAGGTGCCGGTCGGCTGGGCCGGCTTCGACGGCCGCGTCACCGTCACCGGCCAGTGGGGATGGACGACGACGCCGCCCGAGATCGTCGCCGCGACCGAGCTCCTGACCCGCCGACTCTTCACCCGCTTTCACGACGCGCCGCTCGGCGTCGTCCAACTCGGCAGCGAGGCCGAGGCGACCCGGATCGCGCGCACCGACCCCGACATCGGCTCGCTGATCGGCCCCTACACCCTGGTGGTGATCGCGTGATCGTCGGGCTCCTCTCCTGGTGGGACGAGAACCCGACCTGGCTCGTCCGCTGCGTGCAGGGGCTCGGCCGGTTTTGCGGCCACGTGCTCGCCGTCGACGGCGCCTACGAATCGATCGACGGCAGCTACGCCGCGCCGGCGAGCGCCGGCGTGCAGGCCGAGGTGATCCTGGCCGCCGCCGACGCCGCCGGGATGGCGCTGACGCTGCACCGGCCGAACCAGCCGTGGGTCGGCGACCAGATCGCGAAGCGGAACTTCATGTTCCGGCTCGCCGACCTCGTCTGCCTCCCCGGCGACTGGCTCTACATCGCCGACGCCGACGAGCTCGTCGTCGAGGTGCCCGGCGACCTCGAGCTCCAACTCGCGCACGCGGCCGAGCACGGCTTCGCGGCGGCGACCGTCGAGCAGTCCGACCTGCCCGAACGGAGCCTGCAACCGTGCCGGCGCTTCTACCGCTACGACGAGACGCTTCGCGTCGAGGGCGGCCACTTCCGGTTCGTCGTCGGCGGCAACGGCGACCGGCGGCTCGTCCGCGGCGACGAGCTCGCCGAGCACGTCGAGCCGGCCGCGCATATCGCCGGGCTCCGCTTCGAGCACTGGTCGGAGCTGCGCACGCCGGCGCGGCGTGCGACCCAGCGCGCCTACTACCGCCGCCGCTTCGACGAGGGGCTCGAGGAGTGATAAACACCCCCGCCGCCTGGTCGCGCCGGGCCGAGACCGCCGCCACGTCGTGGGACGCCGCCGGCTGGTCGGAGGCCGGCCAGCACGACCGGCTCGTCAAGGCGATCGAGCTGCTCGAGCCGCGGCCCGGCGAGCTGCTGCTCGACTTCGGCTGCGGCGACGGCGCGCTCGTCGACCACCTCCCCGCCGGCGTCCACTACCTCGGCTTCGACAGCGCGCCCGGCATGGTCGCCCGCGCCCGGCTGCTCCACGACGAGCACCGCTTCCTCGACTGGGAACCGGCCGTGACGGTCGACCTGGTCGCGTGCGTCGGCCCGTTCAACCTCGCCGACCACTGGTCGAAGCAGCACACCTGGGCGACCCTGCGGCGGCTCTGGGAGCACACCCGCCGGCGGCTCGTCGTGATGCTCTACGCCGGCACCGTCACCCAGCACTGCCTCGTCTACGGCCGCGACGAAACCCGCCGGCACGTCGGCGGGCTCAGCCACGACGTCACCGTCAGCCACTGGCGGTCGAACGACATCGCCGCGGTGGTCACCCGATGACCGTCGTCACCGGGCACCAGCCGAACCTGCTGCCCGGCCGCTCCGTCGTCGAGAAGATCCGCGCCGCCGACCTCTACATCGCCTGCGACGAGTTCCAGTACGTGCGGCACGGCTGGGTCAACCGCAACCGGCTCCCGAACGGGACATGGCTGACCGCCCCGGTCGACGAGCACGACACCTACGCGCCGATCAACCGCGTCCACCTCGCGCGCGACCCGGTCCGCTGGCGCGAGAAGATGGGCCGGTCGCTCGCGCAGTACCTCGGCGACTACACCGCGCAGCCGTACAGATGGATTCTCGAGCGGCGCCGGCACGAGCTCCTGGTCGGGCTCAACGCCGCGCTGCTCGAGCAGCTCTTCCGCGACCTCGAGATCACGACCCGCTGGATCTGGCAGTCGCACCTGGCCGCCGGCCGGCATTGGGGCCCGGTCGTCGGCGACGACCCCTGGGAGCTCACCCCGGTCTCCGAGAAACTCGCCGCCATGACCGCCGAGCTCGGCGGCGACGTCTGGCTTAGCGGCTCGAGCGGCCGCCACTACCTCGACGAGCGACCGTTCGCCGAGCGCGACATCACGGTCGACTACTTCGAGTGGGACGGCCCGAACGACAGCGCCGTCGGCGAGCTCGCCAGGGTCGCCGCATGAGCGAGATCTGGGCCGGCATGGCGACCCTGCCGGAACGCGCCGGCGCGCGGGCGATGGCGATCGAGTCGCTGCTGCCGCAAGTCGACCACCTCCACGTCGCGTTCGGCCACGAGGCCGGCCTCGCGATCAAGCTGACCGTCTGCGAACACGCGAGCGGCGTCTACCTCGGCGTCGACGACGACCTCGTCTACCCGCCCGACTACGTGCAGGCGCTGCTCGCCGGGCTCGAGCGACACCCCCGCTCGGTCGTCGGCTTCCACGGCTACCGGGTCGACGTGCACGGCAGACGCAGCGAGAACTACCGCTGCCTTGACGCGGTCGGCGAGGACGTCCAGGTCGACGTTCTCGGCAGCGGCGTGATCGCGTTCCGGCTCGACGAGCTCCGCGTGACGCCGGCCGACGTGCCCGACCCGCAGGGCGCCGAGTTCTGGATCTCGATCCTCGCCGAGCAGGCCGGTCTCGCCCGCTGGGTGCTCGCCCACCCGGCCCGCTGGTTCACCTATACCGAGCACGAACGCACGATGTGGAACGAGACTGAGGCGCAGACCGGGTCGTTCCTCGACTACTCCGAGGCGCGCGACCGGGCGCTTCACTACTACGTCGAGCTGCGCGACTACAAGCCGCTCGGGCTGCGGGTCGCCGGATGATCGCGTTCGTCGTTCCGGTGCACGGCCGGCACGCGATCGCCGACGCCTGCCTGCGCCGGCTCCGCGCAGTCGTCGACGAGCTCGAGCAGGAGGCGAGCTGCGTGATGGTCGGCGACGAGCCCCGCTTCGCCGCGCTCGCCGACGAGCTCGCGTTCGAATGGATCTACGCCGCGAACGAGCCGCTCGGCCGCAAGTGGAATGACGGCTACCAGTACGCCGCGCTCGAGCTCGCCGCCGACTACTTCGTGCCGCTCGGCTCCGACGACGTCGTCCACCCCCGCATCCTCGAGCGGCTTCCCGCCGCCGGCGAGGTCGCCTGTACCCGCTCGAGCTCGATGGTCTCACCCGACGGCCAGCGTCTCGTCGCGCTCCAGATCGGCTACGCCGGCGGCGACGGCGTGCGGATCTTCCCGCGCGACGTGCTCGAGCCGCTGATGTTCCGGCCGGCGCTCGAGCACAAACAGCGGTCGGTTGACGGGTCGATCGTCGACCACTGCGCGCTCGCCGGCGTCGAGCTCCGCTTCGACTACCGCCGCACCGACCCCTGGCAGATCGTCGACTTCAAAACCGACAGCCCCGACCAGCGAAACAGCTTCGCGTCCTGCCTCTGCTTCGCGGTCGCCGAGCGCCGCGACGTCTGGACCGTCATCGGCGAGCATCACGGCGAGGAGCTCGCGGCCGCCGCCTTCGAGGCCTACCAGTGAACCGGCTGACCGAGATCCGGGCCGGGCTCGGCGCCAGCCTCGCCGCCGCCTTCGCTCCCGACTACCAGGTCGTCGCGTTCATGATCGCCGCGCCGACACCGCCCGGCTTCCAGATCGCCCCCGACCGGATGCAGTACCACGAGGAGCTCGGCGACCCGACCCTCTACCGCTTCATCGTGATCGGCGCCACCGGCTACGCCGGCGACCTGATCGCCCAGCAGAACCTCGACCAGCTCCTCGACGACCGCGTCGACGTCTCCGACCCGCCCAGCGTCCGCGAGGCGCTCGAGGCCGACCAGCGGCTCAGCTGGCGGCTGCAGGACGACGGGTCGATCCTGACCGGCCAGCCGGCCGCCTGCGACGACGTCACCGTCGTCGGCTGCTCCGGCTACCGGCTCTACCCGCTGCAGGACCGGCAGCAGTGGGTGCTCGGCGCCGAATGGGAAGTCGAGGTGCGCACATGAGCCGCTACGAGGTCGTCGGGCCCCGCGCCGTCTACGAGACGCCGCCGGGCGGCCAGTTCGAGCGCGAGCTCACCCCGGAGCAGGAGCAGCACCTGATCGACGCCGGCCACCTCGTCAAGGTCAACTGGCCGATCGAAGGCGCGCCGACGCGGCCGCGCTCGCGCACGAAGGCGAAGCGGAGCGCGAGGAGCACGCGCTGATGCCGGGCCCGATCAGCGTCCACGAGACCGGCCTCGACGAGCTCGTCGTCGCGCTCCGCGGCGTCGACGACCAGCTGCTCGAGGCGATGCAGCTGACGATGCAGGAGGCCGGCGACGTCGTCCGCGACGACGCGCGCCGCAAGTTCACGACGAAGTTCGAGCAGAACCGCTCCGTCCGCTCGGCCGAGTCGGTCGCGCGCAGCGCCGAGAACTTCCAGACGCAGACGCGCGGCATCCTCGTCGGCCACCGCGTCCGCACGATCGTCGGGCAGCGGCTCCGCAAGCGGACCGGCAGACGGCCCGACTGGGGCCGCGAGCAGATGCGCTTCGGCCTCGTGCCGGCCCGCGACGAGCACATCGAAGAAACCGCGGTCGAGCTCGACCGCAGCGTCGGCCGGCTGCTACGCGAGCACGGCTTCTAGGAGGACCCATGACCGACAACGGCGCGACACCCGACGAACAAGGCTGGCGGATCCGAGGCCGCTTCTACCCGATCGTCTGGCTGCAGGACTGGAAGCGCGGCGAGCATATCCTCGCGAACCGGATCACCGGCCTCGGCGACGAGCTCTTCGACGGCGGCCACGCCGTCGCGCTCGACACCGCCTACATGGCGGTCGCCGTCTGGCGCGTCAACCCGACCCAGCCGATCGAGAAAATCATCCGGTTCGTGTTCGAGCTCAGCGACGCCGACGTCGAGGAGGTCGGGCTGACCGAGGTCGACGAGGAGGAGGCGACCGACGAGGACCCTACGCCGGGCGACGCTTCACCGCCTCCCAGCAGTTCGCCCGCGAGTGGCGAGGCTTCTTCGAATGCGACCTAATCAGCAACGTGCCGGCGCGAAAACTCTGGCACCCGACCTGGATGCACCACCTCCCCGGCCTCACCCCCGAGATGTGGGCTGAGCTCTCAGGCCGCGAAATGATCGACTCGCGGCGCTTCGTCATGCAGGCGAGCGGGCAGCTCTAGTGGCGAAGGCACTCGTCGAGATCATCGGCGACGCCGAGTCGTTCGTCTACTCGCTGCGCACGAGCTCGCGCGCGGTCTCGACGTTCAAGGGCGAGCTCGAAGGCCTCAACGTTGACGTCCGCAAGTCGGCGCAGGCGCAGGTCGACGCGTCGACGCGCCGGATCGCCCGGATGCGCGACGAGATGACGGCGATGCGCGAGCTCGCCGCCAGCTACCGGAAGGGCAGCGACGAACAGATCGCCGCGATGGAGCTCGTCTCGCGCAAGCAACGCGAGCTCAACCGGCTCACCGGCGTCAGCTCGAGGGAGAGCGCGATGTTCGGCGGCGCCGGCGGCGCCGGCCGGCGGCGGCGCGAGGAGCGCGACGCGTCAAAGCTGTTCCGCGGCGGCTTCGCCGGCGCCGGCATGGGCGGCCTCGGCATGTCCGCGCTCGCCGGCGGCGCCTTCTTCGGCTCGTTCCTCGCCGCCGGCGCGATCAGCTCGAGCATCCGCGCCGCGACCGACGCCGCCGCGGTCGAGCGGCAGCTCGGCGCGCAGTACCGCGCGAACGGCGACAACCTCGCCTTCTACCGCAAACGGATCGACGAGACCTTCAACCGGCTGTCGGCGCTCGCCGGCTTCAACCGCGACGAGCTCGCGCAGTCGTTCACCGCGATCTACCGCGCCTCCGGCGACACCGGCCAGGCGCTCCGCGACGAGTCGATCGCCGTCAACCTCGCCCGCGGCCGGCATATGCAGCTGCAGGCGGCCGCGCTGCTGGTCGCGAAAGTCATCAACGGCAACGTCGGGATCCTCAAGCGGTACGGGATCGAGACCTACAAGGGCGAGACCGCGACGCAGGCGCTCGCCGCGATGCAGCAGAAGTTCGCCGGCCAGGCGCAGGCCGGCACGACCGCGCAGGAACGGTTCAGCGCCGAGCTGCACAACTCGCAGGTCATCATCGGCAACGCGCTGCTGCCGACCGTCAACCACCTCCTCGGCGAGGGCGCGAAATGGCTCGACCAGATGAACCGCTCCGGTCGGCTGCAGCGCGACGTCAACACCGCCGTCCGCGACGGGACGACCGTCGTCCACGTCCTGATGACCGGCGTCCACCTGCTGCGCGACGCGTTCCACGCGCTCGACTCGGTCACCGGCGGCTTCAAGCAGACGCTCGAGCTGCTGATCGGCCTCAAGTTCGCGTCGACGATCTCCGGCTGGCTCGGCGGCCTGAGCAAGTTCACCGCCAGCACGAAGGTCGCCGAAGGCGAGGCCGCCGCCTTCCGCTCCGAGCTCCTCCTGCTCACCGCGGCGCCGTTCATCGTGACGATCGAGGTCGTCGTTCTCCGCAAGATCGCGAAGGACATCCAGAACCTGCAAGAGAGCTACCTGAAACCGGAGGCGCAGCGGGCGACCGCCGCCGTGCTCGCCGCCGACGTTCCCCGCTACGCGCGGATGGTGCGCACCTGGCGCCGCGAGGGTGTGCCGGCCGCGAACATCGCCGGCATGCTCGAGCAGGCGCTCGGCGTGCCACCCGGGCAGCCGCCGAACGAGCAGCAGGCCCAGATCATCTCGCTGGCGATGGCGGTCGCCGCCGGCAACAAGCAGGCCGAGCGGCAGCTCGCGCAGTACCAGCGCGAGGCGCGCCGCACACCGGGCGCGCAGGCGCCCCCTGGCCCGCGAACCCGGCGCCGCGGCCCGCAGCCGATAACCACGTTCGCGCTGCCGGCGGCACTGCAGAACGAGCTCGCGGCCGCGCTAACGCCAGCGCAGGACCGGAAGGCCGCCGAGGACGCGCTCCGCTACACCCAGAAACTGATCGACTCGGGCCGGCTCGTCGGGCAGGCCTACACCGACGCGCTGAAAGAACGGAAGCGGCTCTACCAGGAGATCGGCCGCGACGCGAAGAAACTCGCCGGGGCCGGCGCCGGCGCCGGCGGCACGCTCGTCCCCGCCTCCGAACAGACGGCGATCGCCCGGGCCCGCGCGGCCGCGGTCGCCGGCACGCTCGCCGGCGAGCGGCAGCTGCTCGCCGCGCAGGAGCACGCGCTCAAGGTGCTGCAGTCCGAGCACGAGACCGGCAAGGCGCGCCTCAAGCAGATCCGCGAGGAGGACCAGCTGACCGTCCAGATCGCGACGACGCGCGAGAAGATCACGAAACTCGAGGCGAAGGCGGCGAAGGACGCCGCCGCCGCCCGCGACGCCGCCACCGCCGACGCGATCCTCGGGATCAACCGGCGGAAGGCGCAGATGCCGGTCGCGACCCGGCTCGCCGGCGAGGAGCGCGGCATCCTGAACGAGGCGCTGACGAAGTACCTGTTCGGGTCGCGCGCCTCGCAGGCGCAGCTCGCCTACATCACGCGGCGGACCGCGAAGATGAACCTCGAGCAGCTGACGAAGCTGGTCGAGACCGAGCTCGGCGACAAGCTGCCGAGGGCGACCGCTGACGCGCTCGACAAGATCAACCGCGTGCTCGAGCTCAAGCTGATCCCGAAAGAGGCGGTCGCGAAAGTCCGGGCGATGCTTGCGCAGATCAAGACCACCCTGATCGGTGGGCTCTCGGACATCGGTGAGGGCTACAGCGCCTACCGCGGCGTCTCGGCCGAGCAGTTCACCGCCGCGCTCGGGCTCACCCGGGCGCAACGGATCGCCGTCGAGGAGCGCTACTCGGCCGTCCAGGCGCACGGCGGCCTGCCGGGCGGCACCGCCGCCGCCGGGATCGTCATCCCCGGCGGCACGCAGAACATCCACGTCGGCACGCTCGTCGTGCACGGCGTCCAGAACCTCGACGAGCTCATCAACGAGATCACGAAACGCACCCGGTCGCACTCGCAGCGGGCCGGCAACCGCCGCTGATGGCGTCCGCCTGGCACGGCCTCAGCCTCGCGTTCGCCGGAGCCCCGCTCGACGCGAGCCCGGTCTGGACGCGGCTCGACAACTACGCCGGCGTCACCATCCAGCGGATCTCGACGACGCGCGGGCGGCCGTCCGAGGACCAGAAAACGTCGACCGGCCAGGTCTCCGTCTACGGGACCGACCGTGCCGGCGTCATGGACCCGACGAACGCGACCGGCCCGTTCTGGAGCTCCGGCGCGACCCAGCTCGACCCGGTCAAGCAGGCCGCGATCGCGATCTACGACCCGACCACCTCCGACTGGTGGCCGCGCTTCCGCGGCTACCTCGACAAGCTCACCTACACGATCTACCCGTCCGGCAAGTTCGCGACCTTCCAGCTCGACCTGGTCGACGCGCTCGACATCCTGACCGACGCCGAGGTGCTCCCCGGCCACGCCGGCGCGACACCTCCCGGCGCCTCGGTCGGCAACGCCTGGTACGCGACCCAGGCGGTCGACGACCGGATCTACGCCGCCGTCGTCGACGCCTCGACCAGCGTGCTCGGAACGATGATCTGGCCGGCCGGCCTCCTCGACGTCTTCACCGGCAACGTCGACGTGCAGGACACCGTCTACAGCGCGCGCACACCGCTACTGCAAGTCGTCCAGGACGCGTGCGACGCCGAGTTCCCGTTCGCGCCGAACCTCTACGTCAGCATCACCGGCCAGCTCTCGTTCCGCGGCCGCTACGCCCGCTTCAACCCGGCCGACGCGAGCTACGACATCGGCCATTGGTACGTCGGCGACCACCCCGCCCACCTCGCCGACGCGCGCGTCGTCGAGCTCGGGATGGGCGCCGGCGGCGAGCTGCCGTTCACGTTCACGCGCGGCAAGCTGAACCTGATCAACGCTGCCTACGTCGCGCCGTTCGGGATCGCCGCCTCGGACAAGGCCGGCCAGCTCGTCTACGACAGCGGCTCGATCACGAAGTACGCCGTCCGCTCCGTCTCGATCGAGGACCTGCAGACGCGCAACGGCCACGAGACGCCGCCGCTGCTCGCGAACGCCGAGACGAAACTGATGGCCCAGTACCTCGTCGACAACTACAAGGTCCCGCAGAACCGGCCGCAATCGATTGTCGTCCGCAGCTACCCGACCGGCGACCCGCGAGCGACGCAGAACTGGCGCTTCCTCCGCAACGTCGAGCTCGGCGACTGGATCACCCTCACGACGACGCACCCGGGCGGCGGCGGCTTCGCCGGCGTCGACTTCTTCGTCGAGCAGATCCGTGAGGACATCATCCCGCGCAACGGCCAGCTCCGCGGCGAGGACATCACGATGACGCTCGAGATCTCGCCGCGCGCCTACTACGACACGAACCCGTTTAGCGGCGACCACCCAGGCGGCCCGCATTGAGCCGCGACGCCTCCTGGAAGCCGGTCCATCACGCCGAGTCGCACAACCTCGGCGGCGAGGACCCGCTGATCTTCCCCGAAGGGATCGTCGTCGGCATCCCTGGTCTCGACCTCGCCTACGCGCAGCCAGGCTCGCTGATGTGGCTCTACCGGATGAGCGACAGCTTCGTCTTCCCGAGCTCGGGTCAGGTGACGACGCCGTCGCTGCTCGACAGCTCGCACTTCGACGCGACGGCGCGGAACATGACCTACCACGAGGAGAACAGCTCGCCGGGATGGTCGACCGCGAACCGGCCGACGTTGCAGGTGATCGACCATGCGGCGCTCGCTGCGGCCGACGACGGCTGCGTCCTCTTCCAACGGCTGTCCGGCTACTTCTCGCCGGCGACGACCTACGTGATCCCGGGCGCGTCCTTCTACCACACGATGGAAGCACCGGTCGACCCGGGATTCGCGGCCGGCGCGGACCACTGCCAGACAGCGATGTGCTGGTTCAAGCCCGACCCGTCCGAGGACCGAACGCTGCCTTCCGGGCAGCAGAAGCAGATCATGATTCACGGCACCTTCGCCGGCGCCGGCGCCGGCGGCGGCGGTGGCAACGCCTCCGGCTGGGGCATCTTCTTCAGCTACCACGACGACCGGTTCATGTTCTACGTGCAGAGCGGCACCACCGCGGTCTGCACGATCCTCGGCCCGACCGGGATCATCTACGGCAACTGGTACCACGTCGCCGTCGCCTGGAACGGCACGATCGCGACGCTGTACCACAACGGCGTCTCGGTCGGTACCGCAAGCTGGGCGGGCGGCGGCGGCGGCGCACCCCTGCGGATCGGCGGCACGACGAACAAGTACGCGACCGGCGGCGACTACTTCGCCGGCGGCGAGATCGACGACTGCGCCGGCTTCGACTCATGCCTGACCGCCGCCGAGATCGCCGCGATCTTCAACTCGAGCGGCTACGGCGCGGGTCAGACGACGACCAACCCGCGTGCCGGTAGCCCGGCGACCGACCCGGCCGCCACCTCGAGCGTGCTCGCGAGCGGCAGCAACGCCCGCCAGCACGCCGTGATGGCCGCCGACGGCAGCGGCAACACGACCTGGGAGCTGCCGCGCACCACCGTCTACGTGGGCGGCACCTGAGATGTCGAACACCCGCAACGGCCTCAACTTCATCGGCGCCGGCGGCCTCACGATCGCGATCGCCGACAACCCCGGCCTCGGCCCGGAAGGCTCGACCGACATCACGATCACCGGCGGCAGCGGCGCCGGCGGCGTGACGACCACCATCACCCAGACCGGCCACGGCTTCGTCGTCGGCAACGTGCTCACCCTCGCCGGCGGCTCGACATTCGTCAAAGCAAAGGCCGACAGCCCGACGAACGCCGAGGTCGTCGGGATCGTCGACTCGGTCGTCGACGCCAACACCTTCGTCATCCGGACCGACGGGCACATCGCTGGCCTCTCGGGGCTGACGGCCGGCACCGTCTACTTCCTCAGCGACACGACGGCCGGCGCCCTGCAGACGACCGAACCTTCAACGGTCGGGCACGTCTCGAAGCCGCTACTGATCGGCGACGGCTCGAGCTCCGGCTACTTCTTCGTCTGGCGTGGCGTCCAGATCACCGCGCCTGGGACCGGCACGAGCCCGAGCGACACCTCTGGCTGGAAGCCGCTGACGACGACGACCGGCGGCTCGCCCGGCGCAGGCACACCCGAGCTCGTGTGGGACGCCGACGACAACCTCGTCATGACCTGGGGACCCTTCTAGAGGAGGCGGCGATGGCATCACGGTTCACCGACCACGTCCAGCGCGGCACGCTCGCCGCCCGTCCGGCCGCGAACGCCGTCCCGGCCGGCACGCTCTACGACGCCAGCGACGACGACACGATCTACCAGTCGAACGGCACGAGCTGGTCGACGTTCCACGCGAGCGCCGTGCCGCTCGGGACCGTCACGACGAAGGGCGACCTGATCGTCGGCACCGGCGCCGGCGCCGTCTCGAGGCTCGCCGTCGGCGCCGACACCCAGGTCCTGACCGCCGACTCGACGCAGACGACCGGCGTCAAGTGGGCCGCGGCTGCCGGCGGCGGCGGCGGGGCATGGACGCTGCTCTCGACCGTGACCCTGTCCTCGCCCGGGACGATGGACGTCTCGAGTATCGCCGGGTCGTACAACGACCTGATCCTGGTCGTCATCGCGCGAGGCACGAACGCGGCCGGCTCCGAGAACATCTGCCTCCGTCTCAACAACGACAGCGGCGCGAACTACTACTGCCAGGACGCGCAAGCCGGCTCGACCTCCGTGACCGCGGCCCGGTTCGACGCGGTGACGTTCGCCTACATCGCGGACGCGCCCGGCAACGTCGCGGCGGCCAGCGAGTTCTGCCACCTCCAGGTCGCGCTCCTCGGCTACGCCTCGACGTCCTGGTACAAGAACATCAACTGCGACTGGGCCGTCTACAAGACCAGCACCGGCTCGGGGACGATCATCTCGAACAACTTCACGAGCCAGTGGCAGAGCACCGCCGCGATCAACCGCGTCACGGTACTCGGCGCCGGCGCGGCCAGCCTCGCGACCGGCTCCGTGCTCCGCGTCTACGGGCGCACCTGATGTCGTCGACGTTCGCACCGACCCACATCTCGCAGGGGCCGCCCGGACCGCAAGGGCCGCCCGGCGCCGGCTCGACGGTCCCGGGACCCGCAGGGCCGCCCGGCGCCGCCGGCGCGACCGGTGCTCAGGGGCCTGCAGGTCCGACCGGCGCGACCGGCACGCAGGGCCCGCAGGGCGACCCCGGAGTCGCGGGCGCGACCGGGCCGCAAGGCCCAGCGGGAGCGGCGGGAGCTCAGGGCCCGGCAGGCGGCTCGTCGAGCCTGTTCAACTACGGCTTCGACACGCCGACGTCGCCGCCGCCACGGACAAGCGAGATCCGGCTCAACAACGCGACGCAGACCGCCGCGACCGCGATGTACGTCTCCGGCTCGCCGTCGACGGGCGGCGACATCACGAACCTGCTCATGAACCAGATCGCGGCCAACGACCGCGTCTACCTGCAGGATCAGAACGACTCGACGGTCTACCTGTTCTTCACCGTCACCGGCGCGCCGACGTCTCAGAGCGGCTACGTCACGCTCCCGGTCGCCTACGAGTCGGGGCCGGGCGGCCTGCCGAAGGACAACGTCTTCTTCGGGATCATCCGCGAAGGCGCGCAGGGGCCGACCGGCCCGGCAGGGCCGACCGGCCCGACGGGGCCGCAGGGCCCGCAGGGCGACACCGGCGCCCAGGGCCCGACCGGCGCGACCGGCGCGACCGGCCCGGGAGGCGCGACCGGCGCGGCGGGCGCTACCGGTGCAACCGGCCCGGCCGGTCCAGGTGTCGCCGCGGGCGGCGCGAGCGGGCAGGTTCTTCGGAAGAACACGGCGACTGACTTCGACACGATCTGGACGCCGGAAGACTCACTGAACTACAAAGGCGACTGGGCCGCCGGCGCCTACAACGACGGCGACATCGTCGTCTACCAGGGCCTCGAGTACGTCGCCGTCCGGCCGACCTCGGCGACGCCAACGCCGTGGACGACACCGCTGCTTCCGCCGCAGTACGGGACGACACTGCCCGCGTCGCCGGCAGACGGGCAGGAGGCGATCCTCGTCGACTCGGTGACGGCGCCGACCTACCAGTGGCGCTTCCGCTACAACGCCCAATCGACCTCGGCCTACAAGTGGGAGTTCGTCGGCGGCTCCTCGATGCGATCGCTCGGTGGCGGCGCGGCCGTGCCAACGTCCGGCGCGCTGACCGACTGCTCGCTGGCTGCTCTCGTCATTGCACGGGCGGGCATCTATCAGTACTCGTTCGGTGCGTCCGTCTACAACGGCGGCACGTTCGCTGGCGCGTACCAGAGTCAGATCCAGATCTTCAACGGGTCGACGGCAATCGGTCAGTTCGCCGAGCTGCGACATCACGGCGCCACCTACGACGGGGCCTCGATCTCGGGCTTCTACGAAGTCACGCTGCCCGCTGGTGCGTCACTGAACATGAAGGCGCAGCTTGATCGGTCGGGATCGAACACCACCGTGAACGTGGCATGGCTCGAGGTTCGTCCGGTGAAGGTCGCATGACCGAGCTCGACGCGTCGACGCGCTCCTCACCGAACCCGGCGACGACCGACTGGGTCCCGATCGGCGGCGGCGCCACCGGGCCGCCCGGCCCGACCGGCGCAACCGGGCCAGCCGGACCGCCCGGCTCCGGCGGGATGGTGCCGGCCGGCAAACGGGCGCAGGGCGGCAGCACAGTCATCACCACCGACAGCACCGGCAAGGCGACGATCACGTTCCCGGTCGCGTTCAGCGGCAACCCCGACACGGTCGTCGCCATCAACGGTGACTACACGGCCGCCGCGTTCATCTGCGACATGTCCGGGACCGGATCGACAACCGGCTTCGTGATCCGGATCGTCGGCATCGTCGGCGGCGCCTGGACGGTGCTCACGAACTCGACGGTGCGCGTCAACTGGTTCGCGATCGGCAACGCATGAAAGGAGCTCAGGAATGATTATCGACGTCTCGGTTCGGCTCGGCCGCGACGACTCGCTCGCGTACACACCCGACGCGGCCGCGATGCAAGTCCTCGTCGCGCTCGGCGGCAACGCCACGAAGGACTACTGCGAGCTGCACGTGACGACAGTCGACGAACCCGGCACGGCCGGCACGCCGCCGCCGCCATGAGCGCCTGGTGGGAGCACGGCTATCCCGGCGGCCCGATGGTCGAGGTCAAGGGTTTTCCGCGGCCGCTCTACCCGCCCGACGCGAAGGGCTACACGCCGTCGAGTAACGGGCCCGACGTCGTCGCCTACAAGCGCACCGTCTCGCGGGCCGGCCGTTGGCCCTGGCAGGCGTTCGACGACAGCTACTCGAACAACTTCGCGCACGGCAAGAGCGGCAACGTGTCCGAGACGGGCGTCGCCGGCGTGCAACGCCAGCTCGGGATCGACGACAGCGGCTACATCGGCGAGGCGACCTTCAACGGGCTGCGCTCGATCCGCATCCCGCAAGGCTTGCCGCACGCCGGCGAACCGGCGATGGACGCGACGGCCGTCAGCTTGCTCAATCAGGCGTTCGACCAGTTCCACCGCGCACCGACAGTCGGGCCGCTGACCCGGCGCGCGTTCCCGTCGCCGAACTACTCGTCACGGGGCGGCGCTGCGGTGCGGCTGATCGTGCTGCACACCGCCGAAGGCGCGACGACGATCGAGTCGCTCGGCTCGTACTTCGCGCGGAGCTCGTCGGGCGTCTCGTCGCACGTCGGGATCGACGACAAGGCCGGGATCGTCGGCTTGTACGTCGAGCGGACGATGAAGGCCTGGACGGCGAGCAACGCGAACCCGGTCGCCGTGCAAGCCGAGCTGTGCGCGTTCGCGAAGTGGTCGTCGGCCGAGTGGAACAGCCACCCGAACATGCTCGAGAACTGCGCCCGCTGGATCGCCGAGGAGGCGCGGGCGTTCGGCCTCCCGATCAGCAAGCTCGACGCGTCGCAGGCGCAGGGGTCGGGGCGCGGCGTCTGCCAGCACTCCGACCTCGGCAACTGGGGTGGAGGGCATTGGGACTGCGGCGGCAGCTTCCCGATCGACAGCGTCATCCGACGAGCGAAGGAGCTGGCATGAGCGAAGGACTGCAGGGGCCCGAGCCGGACGCGCGCGACGTCGTCTGGCCCGCCCCGGCCGCCGAACCGGCCGACGAGCCGGACGAGCCGTGGGCGCGCTACAGCGGCGACGACGAGGAGCCGTGAACTGTCCCCCGAGGAATGGGCCGCGCTCGGCGCGCTCCTCTCAGGAGTCGGCAGCATCGTGACCGCCTGGATCTTCGTCCGCTCGAACCGCCGGCGCTCCGAGGACGAGTGCGAGAAACGGCTGCAGGCCTTCCGCGAAGGGCTCCACGAACCGAGGCAGCCGTGAGAGCGCCACCGCTCGTCGCGCTCGCCGGCGCGCTCGCGCTCGCCGGCAGCTCAGGCTTCCTCGTCTCGACCGCGATCGGCCGCAGCGCCGCCGCGACGCGCACCGTCACGATCAGCGTCACGAACGGGCCGCCCGGACCGCCGGGCCCGAAAGGCGACGCCGGCCCACCGGGACCCGCCGGCCCGACAGGAGCCGCCGGGCTCGCCTGCCCAGCCAACTACACGCCGGGCGTGCTCGTGATCAACGCGCCGAGTGGGCACGCAACGCTCTGGACCTGCCTCAAGGACTGACCGGTTAGCCGCGC